GTACAGACCGATGTCGATGGTTCCAGTGGTGAGTGCCGCATCGCACTTGACCGTGATCTTGTCGATGATCGCAGTGGACGGAACCGAGCAGACCCGGTAGGTGGAGCCCACCGTCGAGGCGGTCGCCGAAACTTCGAATACACCTCGGCCGACCTTCAGGACACCGCCGTTGATCTGCTTCGCCACCGGAGCGCCGCCGGCACCAGACTGGATGTTGTTCCGCGCCGTGATCGCCGTACTGAGAAGTGCCTCAGCCATGTTTCATTCTCCTGTTCTTCCGCCGACTAGGCGCAGAGGACGGACTGCACGCCTACTTCGTCGAGCCGTGAGGCGCCGATGAAGTACTTGATGTGCGGCCGGTAGTTGTAGTTCTTGGTCGCGTCCTTGGAGATGTTCATCTCCATGTTCTTCCACACGCCAAGGCCGATCGAGTTCTTCGACCACGCAACGACGTTGTTCCCGCCCGTGGTCGAAAGCTGCTCGGTGTGGATGAAGTTGAAGCCCATGAAGTTCTTAACGAGCCCATCCACGAGCACCTTGGTATTGTTGAAGTCGCCCGACGCCACTTCCGTGATCCCGAGAAGGTCCGAGTTCTCGTCGGCCGTGATCGCCATGAAGTACGGCCCTTCGACTTCGTTGGTCAGGAAGAACTCCATCGCCGTGATGAGCTTGGCCTTCGTCAGACCCGTGCCGCCCGCCGCGATGATGTTCCCGGCCGGGAACGTGGTAGGCGTCGTGCCACCGTCTCCGGTGTACGACGTACCGATGGCCGCTTCGAGCACCACGAGATCACACTTGCGCGCGAAGCCGGCAGACGCGTTCTGGTTATAGTCCGAAGTCGGATCGGTGAGCAGCCGCACCTTGTCCTCGTCGTCGATGATCGTGGACCACACGAAGAAGCGCGGGCGGATCGCCCGTACCCTGTGGTCCATTTCGATGATCGGCGTATCGGCGTGCCGGGTCGTGACTTCCTGCACGGTCGTCGAGGCGAGCTGGTTGATGAAGTGGACTTCACCGCTCGCGTTCACGACTTTGATGTTCGGGCGCAGGCGTTCCATGGTCTGCTGCTGGAGCAGCTGCATGGAACTTTCCCACTGGGCATAGAAATGGTCGTCGATCGTATAGGCCATGACAAACTCCTCGCGTGGTTAGGAAAACCAGCGAAGAGGTTGTCTGCCGAAGCAGGCCGCTTCTCACGATCGCGGTCGTGTCACCGGCACGTCTTTCGTGCGAGCACCGCGGCCCTTACGGGTTATCGCGGACGAATGGACACTTGGCGCAGTTGGGAATTGCTGTCAACCCCCGGTCTTTGCCTTGAAGAGAGACGAGCGCCGAGCCATCAGCGAAGCGTGGTCGGGGTGCATGTCGTCGAGCAGGATCTTTCGCGACTCGGGATCGTTCTGGAGCTTCTGGATCTCCCGCTCCGCCTCGTCCGGCGTCATCGTCATACGCCGGGTGGCGTCTCCCAGCAGCGGATGCTCTCCCATGCCTTCGCCAACGGAGGCGAACAGCTTGAGAATCGCAGGGTGGTCGCCGAGGGCGCTGCCGTCCGAGAGCCGCATGGTCGCGATCGTGTCGGCACCCTTGCCGGCGAAGGCCATGAGTGCCCGCTTCGCCACGTCGGCCTTGGCGTCATAGGCGTTGCCCCATTCGCGGCGAAGGCTCTGCTCGGCAGCCGTCTTCTGCTGCTCTACCTGTGTCACTCCGGCTCGGTAGCTGGCGTCCTGAGCCTTCGCGTAGGCGTCTACGAGCCCGCTGGCCTGCGCGTCGCTGATTCCGAGCTTGTGCATCTCGGGTAGCAGCGCCGGCAGAAGCTCGGCGTTCCACGGCAGGCCTTCCGGTGGCGTGAACTTCGACGCCGCGTAGCCATCGGCCTTCTCTGGCCGACCCAGGGCGGCGTGGAAGGCGTCCAGCTCATGTTGCGGAGCATCCTTGCCGGGAACGATCAGCCCCTTCGCGCCGATCTTGGTTTCGAGCTCCAGGTAGGACTTCGCAAGGTCTTCCAGGCCCTTAAACTTCGCTAGCGAAGGCGCGCCCTTGATCTCGACCGGAAGACCGTCGAAGACGCTCGCCACGGGAGCCGGTGCAGCCGCCGCCGGCGGGGTAGCCTCCGGAACGGGAGCAGCGCTCGGCGGTGCCGGCGGCGGTGCAGCCGGTGTACTGGGTACAGGAGATGCTGCCGCGGCGCTCATCAGTAGCCGCCCTTCTTCTTCTTGCGCTTCTTGCCCATCACGATTCCTCCTCTAGAACCTTCTCGCGCTCCTCGGGTTTCCAGTGCAGCGCCGCCTCGATCTGGAGCCAGACCCAGCGCCGGCCCTCCTGAAATGCCATCGCGTGCGAGTCGCCACGAACGAAGCTCGTGTCTCCCTGCCCGCAGATCGTGTAGAGGTGGCGGAGAATCCGCTTCCCATCGACACGGCCCTTGAGGCCCTTGTAGTCCGCCGCGATCCGCTTCTTGTGAAGCTCTGCATCAATCGCGCCGACCTCTCCGTCTTCGGCCACTACAGGATGAGCCCGAGCGTCTGGAGCCGCGCCTCCAGCTGCGCCACGCGAACTTGCAAGTTCTGGACGACGTACATGAACGTGATCGCCTCAGCCGCCGTCGCGAGCCCATAGGGGGTCGTGGTCGTGAGCGCCTGGAGCGCGTAGTCCGGCGTACCGGCCGCGTCGGCAATCGTGATGGCCGTGAGCTGCGTTGTGAGCGCCGCGGCGGGCCCGTTGTTCGGGAGCGTCGCGAGCGGGTGTGCAATCGCCATGTCGTTCTCCTATTGGACTGTTTGCAAAGCCTGTACCGCTGGAGCCGCGGCACCTGCCGCCTGCGCCATCGCCTGCATCTCGGCCATCGCAGCCTGCTTCTCGGCCTGCTCTGCCCTCGCCTCGCGAATCCTTACCACTTCGCGCGGATCGTTCAACACGATCGGCGGGGCCCCCCGAAGCCGTGCGATCTCCCGCAGCGAGCGGTCGGCGTTCAGGTTGTCTCCCACCTGCGGGTCGATCGGGAGCAGCGCCGCCGAAACAGCGAACACGTCGAGGATCGACTGCGCCTCGCTTTCCTTCTGCGCACGGGCGACGGGCGAGACGTACTCGATCTGGATCTCTTCGCCTTCGAGTACCGGCGGAATCGCCGGCATCCTCCCAGCGCGCATCAGGATCCCGAAGACGCGCTCGATCATGGGTTGCAGCAGCTCGACCTGAAGCCTACCCAGGGTCGGCGAGAGGAAGCGCTGCGCCTGGTTCGCCAGCTCGCGGACCTCGGTAGCCGTCATATACGGTTTCTGGAACAGCGGCAGCAGCTCCTCGTGGAACGCCTTTCGCACCATTGCCTGCCGCTGCTCGATTTCCTTGTAGCCGAGCTCGAGCCGCCCCTGCGGGAGAGCGCGAACGGGATCCTCGTTGAACACGTTCGCGTCGTAGGACGTGTAGGCGCCGGGTGTCGTCTTGAGCGGGAAGATCACGCCGTCGTTCGGGATCAGCAGCGCGGGGTCAACGGCTTTCTGCGCGCCCTTGAGCATGGTCTTGGACATCTCGTTCAGCATCTTCTGGTCGGCCAGCGCGATCCACCCGGGGCAGAAGCTCGCGTAAGTCTGCCCGGCCTCACGGCTCCAGCGCGCGTATGGATACGGCATCTCCCAGTAGCCGCCCTCGTTCACGATCTTGCTAGTCTTGGCATTGACATAGGTCGAGCGCCACGGCATACCGCTTGCGTCGAGTCGTCCATAGGAGCGCTCCTGACGCGGCTCGACGCAGTGAACGAACGGGTGTTTGGTATCGCCCTTGTTGTCCTTCACGTCCTTGTCGGCAGCCGCGAGCGCGCCTTCGCCTAGCTGCTGCTGTACCTGATGCGCCGTGAGGTCAAACCCGCGGTACACCGTGTCGATCTTGCCGTTGACATTCTCGGCTACGACCATCTCGCCGAGTGGTCGCGCCGAGAACAGCACAGAACCACCTGGCCGGTCGCCGATGAAGATGCACATGTTTCCGAACGTCGGAAGGTCGAGATAGCCTTCGTGCATCGCAGGCGAGAAATTGGCCTCTGGGTCGTCGAAGGCCGCGATCATTTCCTCTTCGGCCTCGTACAGCCAGTTGCGGATTTCTGGAACTTCCATCATCCGCGTGTTACGCAGGCGAAGTCCGAACCATCGCGACGCCGTGTTCGTCAGCAGCGCGTGGAGCGCCGCCGAGAGCATCTGCGCCGAGAGCAGACCTGTGGTGTCGTAGATGATCGCGTGACGCTTGCGTCCCGGCGTCTGGTTGCCGAGGAAGTCGCGCGCGCCTAGCAGGTTGTCAGCGATCTCCTGCCACACGCTGTCGAAGTTGCTGCGCGCGGATTTCAGCGCCGAGTAGCGATCGACGAGGGCCTTGCCGTCGAGGTCGGGCACTCAGCCTCCCAGAAGGGTTTTCTTCCCGACGTTCGCCGGGTTCGTGAGGCCGGAGGCGCCGGTCAGCAGCGTGGCTTGCTGGCCGATTGCGCCACGGCCTGCACGCTGCGAGAGAAGCTGTTCCGAGAGAGCGCGGCGCTTGGCTAGAGGATCGGGAGGTTTCTTGGATGCCTGAACGGCTCCGGCAATCCCCGTGCCAGCGCTGGCGAAGCCAGTCGCCACGGTAGCGTAGGGCGCGGCAGCCGTTGCGGCCGTGCCGATCCACGCTCCGATTCCTGCGAGTGCCGGTAAGACTGCCGCCATCTATCCACCCAGCAGCGTAGGTCTGTTGACCTTCGGCTGTCCGGTGACTCCGGTCTGCCCGGTCAGCAGCGTCGAGCTGGTTCCTTCTAATCTGGATTGCCCAGAGAATTTCTGGAGATTGGCGATCTCGATCGCTCTCTTCCGTGGGTCTACCGGAGTTTTCGCATGCGTGGCTTGGTAGGTTTGCGTGGCCCCTGAAACGGCCCCTGCGGTCAATCCAACAGCCACTCCTAGCCCGGCTAATGTGAGCAAGGCAGCCATCACTCGACGCCCATCGAAGCGCCGCCAGGGTTCAGCGGGTCGTAGTCGAGGCCGAGGGGGCGGCCGCTCATCTCGCGCACCGTGTGCTCGGCCTTTGCGAA